AGAGTATGTTACTAGTTTGAGTGCAGACATAAGAGACGACAGTTCAAATACTACAACTAATTATACTAGTTTAACCGGTACAGAGAGCCAAAATCATTTGCAGGTAGCTATTACTTTTGACCCTGTACTAAAAGAGGGTAGGTTTTACGATATGGTACTTAAAAAAGGTGATGGTACTATAATTTATAAGGATAAAATATTTTGTACTAACCAACCTATTGACCAAACTTCAAGCGAAGAATATACTGTTAATAGCGGAACATACACATCAGATACTAGTTTTGATAACGACTTTATTATAATATGAAACAATTTGGAATAGTAAATTTAAGCAACTATACTTCCCCTGAAATCAAGGAAGTTAGAAATAAAGATTGGGTATCTTACGGTCAAGACAATGATTATTATCAGTATTTAATAGACAGATATAATGGCAGTCCTACTAACAATGCAATAGTAAATGGACTGTCTGAAATGATATTTGGTAAAGGACTTAACGCAACTGATTCAGATAGAAAGCCTGAGGAATATGCACAAATGATTTCTTTATTTAAAAAAGATACAGTTAGAAAATTTTGCTATGATTTAAAATTAATGGGTCAATGTGCAATTCAAGTTATTTATTCTAAGGACAGAACTAAGATTGCACAAGTAGAACATTTACCTGTTGAAACTATTAGAGCAGAAAAAGTAAACGAAAATAGTAATCAAGTAGAGGGTTATTACTATCATTCAGATTGGCTAAATGTAAAGCCTAATGACCAACCTCAGCGTATACCTGCTTTTGGTACTTCTAATGAAGCAATAGAAATTCTGTGTGTTAAGCCATATAGAGCAGGATTTTATTATTACAGTCCTGTTGACTACCAAGGTGGTTTGCAATATGCAGAACTAGAAGAGGAAATAGCTAACTATCATTTAAATAACATTAAAAATGGACTTGCTCCATCTATGTTAATTAACTTTAACAACGGTATTCCAAATGAAGAAGAGAGAGAATTAATAGAACGTAGAATATATGACAAGTTCAGTGGAAGCAGCGCTGCAGGTAAATTTATCCTGTCTTTTAACGACAATACAGAATCGGGTGCGACGCTTGAACCTGTTCAACTAAGCGATGCTCATAATCAATATCAGTTTTTAAGTGACGAGTCCTCTAAAAAAATACTAGTAAGCCACAGGATAGTATCTCCTATGTTGTTTGGTATAAAAGATAATACAGGTTTAGGAAATAACGCAGAAGAGTTACAAACAGCTTCTATATTAAACAACAATGTAGTTATAAAGCCTTTTCAAGAACTTCTTATAGATAGCTTTAACCAAATACTAGCTTTTAATGGCATTAGTTTAAACTTATATTTTGAAACATTACAGCCATTAGAATTTAACGAAGAAGTATTAGATAGCACTAATATAACAAGTGAAGAAAAAGAAGAAGAAACAGGTGTAGAAATGTCTAAGTATAATTTTGTAAGCGACAAGGTGTTTGATACACTTACTCAATTAGGCGAAGATGAAGATTTAGAAAATTGGGTATTAGTTGATGAAAGAGAAGTTGACTATGACCAAGAAGAAACATTAGATAAAATGATTGGTTTAGCATCTACAGGAGTAGCTAGACCAAACGCATCTAGTGAGCAAGATACTAGCGTTGATAATATGAAGTTTAAAGTGCGTTATCAATATGCTCCACTAAAAGCAGATGAGGAAAGTAGAGATTTTTGTTCTAGAATGGTCAAAGAAGCAAAACTATACAGAAAGGAAGATATTATTAAAATGGGTGAGATGCCTGTTAATGAAGGTTGGGGTCCTGAAGGTGCAGACACCTATGATATTTGGCTCTACAAAGGAGGAGGCTCGTGTAGGCATTTTTGGATGAGAAAAACATATATGGCAGTAGACGTTGCTCCTGATGTTAAAAATCCTAATGCTGAGGTTAGTGTTAATGAAGCAAAGAAAAAAGGCTTAAAACCACCTAAAAATGAGTCTGAGGTAGCTAAAAGACCTAGGGACTTAGATGAGAAAAAAAGAGGTTTCTTAGAGCCTAAAAATTGGACTACTAAACAAGACAAAGCATTTGACTAATGGCAACAGCACTATTTATATCAAGAACAGATTTAGTAAAAAACACTATTTTAGATGGTAATGTTGATACTGATAAATTTATACAGTTTATAAAAATTGCACAGGAAATACATATAAGAAACTTTCTTGGAAGCAAACTATATGACAAAATCAGTACAGATATATTAAATGACGATTTAGCAGGTGCGTATCTTACATTAGTAAACACATATGTGCAGCCTATGTTAATACATTATGCTATGGTTGATTATTTGCCTTTTGCAGCATATCAAGTAAAAAATGGTGGTGTATTTAAGCATATAAGTGAAAATGCAGAAAGTGTAAGTAAAAACGAAGTAGATTATTTAGTAAATAAGGAAAGAGAATTTGCAGAATATTACACAAGAAGGATGATTGATTACGTTACATATAATATAAGCAGTTTTCCTGAGTACAATACAAATAATAACGAGGATGTATATCCTGACAAAGACAGCTTATTTAACGGATGGGTATTATAAAAAAGTACAAACCAAAACAAGTAAATATAGTTAAGTTAAAAAATTTCTTAGCTAAAATAGAAAAAGTAAAGAATGGCAAATAATATAAATTGGGGAGCAATATATTGTAATATGATTACCGATAAAGGTTTTGGTAGTGATACTGCATTTTCTACTAATTTTATTCCTGACATTTCAGCACCAAGCTGTTGGGACACTTTTGAGTTAAGAGCAGATTTAACACAAATATCAGGAACACCATTTAGAGCAGATACAATAAATTATAGAGCAGATGCAACACAAAAATAAAACTAATTAATTATGGCAAAGCAAACAATCGGAGTAGGTTCAGCACCAAACGACAACACAGGTGATTTCATACGAGATGCTTTTATAAAAGTAAACGCAAACTTTGACGAACTATATTCAGACGATGCAGGAGATGTTGATTCGGTAAACGGACAAACAGGCACGGTAGTATTGGATTCAGATGATATTGCAGAAGGTTCTACTAATGAGTATTACACGGAAGCAAAAGTATCAGCTAATACAAGCGTAGCAGCTAATACAGCTAAAATTAGTAACGCAACACACACAGGAGATGTTACAGGTTCAACTACATTAACTATTGCAAACGATGTAGTAGACCACGATAATTTAGATGGGAGATATACTGAAGTACAAGATATTGCAACAACAAGTGGAACTATTAATCTTGATGCATCTTCTTATGCTGCGTTTAATCTTACAGGGAATTTGACTACTGCTACTTTAAATATACAAGGTATAAAAACAGGCCAAGTAATAGATATCTTACTTTCAGGTACTTTGTCAAGTGCTGTATTAACTTTAGCAGACGATTTTACTACTTCAGCTATTAATAAAGTAGGAAGTAACGACTTAGACACTACAGGAACTAATTTAATCCAAGTACTCTGCGTAGACGATACAGACTCAGACGCTATTTTAACTTGGGCAGTAGCAACTTATACAACCGATACAAGCGCATAATTATGAAGGCAATACAAATAAATGGAGCAATAAAAAGATACACATCTATTCCCAAGGCTTGGGGTAGTGTTATCGCAGGTTTTAATTTACTATCTTCTTCCGATTGGGAGGCAGCAGGATTTTATGACGTAGTTACTCCTAGTTATGATTCTGCGACTCAATACCTAGGAGACTTAGAGTGGGATGCCGATAGTAGTACTTTTACTTATCCCGTAATAAATAGAACTTGGACACAAACAGTAGCTGAACTTAAAGAGGCAAAGATTACTAACCTAAAGGCTATCTATAATAGAAAACTATCCGAGACGGATTGGTATATTGTAAGAGAGGCAGAAGGCGGAACAGCAACACCTCAATCTATATTAGACGATAGAGCAGCATTAAGAACTGAATGTGGAACTAAAGAAGGGGAGATTAACGCACTTACAACTAAAGCAGCGGTAGTTTCTTATTCTTTACCAAATCTTGACTAAATGGGATTTAATAAAAAATTCTTTACAACAGGAGGTATTGTAGCCTCTACACCACCTGCAGCAGCAGGACTTGACCCTTTACAAAACTTTGAAACTGTAACCTATACAGGGAATGGTAGTACACAAAAGATAACAGGGTATATAAGAAAGGGTGCTGCTTTTAATGGGAGTAGTAGTTATATACAGGCAGATGGAATATTTTCATCAAGTCCAAGTGTTATGTCAGTTTCTGTTTGGTTTAGAACAACTGTAGATGGAAACATATTAGACATAGGGGATAATAGTATAACAGCAGCCCAAAACAGGATATTTTTTTCAGGAGGTTTATTATATGTTACTATAAACGATGGCGATGGCGGTTTTGTAACAACATCAGCCACAGGACTACAAGACGGTAATTGGCATCATATAGTAGCAGTTTGGGATGATGGAACTGTTACAAATGGGATAAAAATGTATATAGATGGAGCAACTACTCCTACTGCGCAAGGAAATTCC